AATTATCCGGATTATTATCTTCCGGCGGATCATTTCCTTGCATGCCAAACATCTCCTGCTGCTGTTTCAGGCTCTCTTCGGATTCTTTCTTCACAGCAGCCAATTCCTCGTCAACATCCTCAACAAATGGAATCTGAGCAAGCAACGTCTTCTGACTCACAATACCTTTGAGGTTAGATACCATCTGAGATATCTCCAGAAGATTCTTTGGAAGAGCTCTGGTGAAAGTCATTGTAATTCCTTTCGGATCCACAGTTTTTTCTTTCTTTGCAAGAAAATTACAAAATATGCGAATTCTTTTTCTCAATCCTTTGCGGTAATATCTGGTCTTAATCTTCGTGATATTCTCCATGCCAAGAAGCTTAAATTCCATAGCCACACCAGATACATTGCCTCCAAAGCTTTCATCTGTCATACATGGAATATGTGAAAACTTGTGAATGTCCTGCTCAACTGCTTTCTTTAGGATTTCTACACCAGCTTCATCAAATGTCCTTGTCAAATACTCTGCTTTGGTGCCATCCGGCATCTCCAACAGCTTTCTCTTCTTAAGGTGCTTCATGGCAGCTTCTGCACCATCCTTTTGTTCGCCGTCTTCCTCTATCTCATCATCTATAAGCAATGTTCCATAGATGGCAAGAATCGAATCAATGAACTGTTCTTTGTCCGTGATACGGTCACTCATCAACGCGTTATATGCATCGATCAGCGGAATCTGCAGTTCAAAGTCACCGATTGCAAGTTTGTTGTTCAGATATTCAATAATAGGGATTTCTCCCAGATAATGAGGAACAGGCTCTTCTGTGGTTTCCTGACTGCCATCAGTATTCAGGATACTTAACTCAAATTTATAATTCTGAGTCAATATCGTAGCCATGTACTGAGTCGTTTTTGTTCCGGAATCATCTTTTTTGGCATAATAATAAACAGCAAAGAGTTCATTTTCCTCAATGCTGTCATCTCTAACCATAAAGGTGTTCTCTGCAGAAATATTCTTATCACACAGGTATGCTTCATTTTCTTTCACATAGATGTACTCATATGCAAGACCATATATCGAAAGATCCAAGCCATTGTCACCATCTACTTCATCAGCTCCGGCAACCTCTAAAGCTTTTGTCAGTTCTGTGATATCATTCTCTGATTTATAGGACACTGGATTACCAATGAAATAGCTGCTGGCTGTATCCGAGATATCCTTTGCATGGTTACATACCAGCTTATTTTCTCGGTTCTCATCGTCCAAGATCTTATGTTTGCCCCGGTAATAGTTCATATTCTTTTTCAAACGACCAACAAGACCGATGTGCTTACCGATTAACTTTCTGATCATCTGCTTATCAGGTCTGAGTTCGTCAAACTCATCCCTTGGAATCGTAAACGTATACATCTCTCTCACCTCCTGACTTCTCTAAATCTTGCCATCTTATGACCTAAGATTGTACTTACAAAATACCTTACAGCATCCATGCTGTGATCATGCTGTTTTACCGGCTTATCCTCACCATGTTCCATTGCTTTTTCATCCCAGATATAAGAAGCAAATTCTTTTATCGTTTCGGTACAAGTCGAAGAAAATACCAACATTTCCAAATTCAGCAACATTCCAACCAATCGGATACCATCCAAAACATCATTGTTTGCTTTTAATACTTTGATTCCTCGCTTGCGTAATTCTGCAATAAAAGAAGCGGCCGATGGATCCACAATCATTGCTCTGATCTTCGTACCATCCAGCCACTCTATCAAGTCGTCTGCATATTCTGAATCTGTCTTCTGTTTTCCTTTATCCCTTCCGGAATAGTAATACTCTTTGGTACAGTACCATTTACCATCCCTGCCCTTATTCCAAAGCAGAAAGACTGTTGCATTCTGAGTACCATAGTCACAGGATACATAGCGATTGCCATCTATGAGCAACCGAAAGAAATCCTTGATATTTCGAACATGCTTCTCTTCATCAAACATATCATAGATGATGCCCTCAGCTGCCGCCCACAATCCCAGAATATAACGTTTGAAGAAAACTCCAATGTACATACTCCGGTATCTGGCTTTGATCTCTTCATCCAGAGAAAGGTTATCATCCATTGTAAAGTGCAGATACAGAATATTCTTCTGCTCGCACTTATCAATCCAATTGACTTTGAACCAGTGATACGGCCCATCCGGGTTGCAGTTAAACCAGAATTTGGAACCTTTCACGGAGCATCGGCCAGTTGCCTGATTGACAAAGGATTCTGGCATCAGAGCAACCTCATCGAAGAACACACCTGCCAGTGT